GAAATTTTTCCTCTGCAGTTTCTTCTGCTGTCATTTCTTTCTTTATAGCCTTTTCTATCTCTATCTCTTTTTGTATATCAGCTACTAATAATAAAGAATTGCTATCTTTTTCATATTTTTTATCTAGTGCGTTTCTCATAACTTCGTGTTCAAGTTCAGATAATGTAGGATAGGCTTCTGCAATAGCTTGTTTTGAAAACTCAAGTTCTTCTGCGTTTTGAAAAGAGGGCGCATTTTTTAAAAGTGCTTCAAAATTATTTATTATATTTACCGAATCTACTTTATAAGCTTGAGAAACTCTTCTAGTTATTCGTTTTCGTGCAGCATTAATATCTGTTGAATCTCCTCCTAGCTCTTCTAGTATAATAATCATATCTGTAGCAAGCTGGAGTTTTTGTGCGTCTGTAAAAGGGTTATAATCTAAATATCCTGTTTTAAATCTCCCCCTATCGTAATCTGAAATATCTCCACCTTTATGAGATATGTTTTCTTTAACTATATTCCAAGCAAGTAAATTTATTTCTCCTGCATCTCTTGTAATATTAATACCGTTTTTAGGATCAGAACCTATGTTTGCTATAAGAGCAGAAAGTTGTTGATGATCAGTATATAAATCTATATAAGCATTTCCACCAGTAGTTATATCGTTATTATTACTTTGATTATAAAAAGTATGTAATACATCAGCAATTTGATAATTTTCTCCATCTAATGTAAGTTCATTATCTACAGATACTTTAGGAGCTAAAGAATCTTTAGTTCCTTTATCTACCGCATACCAGCCTGTAAGGTTTTGTGCGGTTGCTGCGTGGCTAAACATTTCTGTAATATTATCAGGATCTCTTTCGTATAAACGAGGATTAACTTGTCCTTGTTCTTGGGCTTCTCTTAATCTTGTAAAATCTAAATTATTAATAGCCGTGCCTTCTATTAAACTAACAGTATCATCAATATTTTTTTGTGCGTATTTATCATTTGCTTCAGGAAGTAACGCACTATAATTAGAATTTCCAAGACGAGCAGCTACTAAATTTCTTTTATCTCCTTCTCCTATACCCATATGTCCTAATATAGCTTTTGCATCTCCGCCTATGCCAAAACTATTATAGGCTTCTTGTCCTAAAGCTTCCATACGAGCTTGAATAGGCCCTATATGTTTAGCTCTACTTCTTTCAACTGCTTTATCTGTAGATAAATCTTCAATAGTTAACTCATACTTAGCACCTTTTTTCATTAAGTTTTCATAGGCTTTTTCTCGTTTTTGCCATTTTGCATAAGTTACAGGATGATCTACAGCATTTGTAAGTTTATCTTTTTCTAATTTTGGATCAAACTGATATTCAGTATTGTTATAAAAATCTTTAAGAATAGCTAATTCATTTTCTATCAAGGCTTTGCGCCAATTAGTAGAACTTCTTTTTGTTCTTTTTAACATAGCAGCGTGTTCAACCCAAAAACGAGTATTGCGCTCATACTTTAATGTTTCTGCAGCAAGAGCAGGATTAAAACTATTCATTAATTTTGTATAAGCTATTGTTCCTCTTTTCTGACCACTAGGATCTAAAAGGTGTGCGCCAGCTTCTTTAGCTACTCCTGTAATTCCTGATATTATATCTTTAAATGCCATTGTTATTCCTTTTTACTTAATAAACTTGGAGATGAAGGAGCTATGTTTTCTGTTAGTTTTTCTACTTTACTTTTAATTTCTACAGGAATTTGAGATGGAACAAAATTATCTTTAGCTTTTTCTATTGCTTGTTTTATATGACTTAATTGTTCTTCATCGTCTTCATCGTCATCTTCATCATCAATACGAGGTTCCACATTTACCATATCTGCAAGAGCTATTAAGATATACATAGTAGGCTCTACTAGCAACAGCATTAAATCAGGGTTATACTGACCTTGAGCAAATCCTTCAAATAATATTTGTTCAGCCATTTCACCTACAGGAAGACCATCTGCTAACGCGCCTACAATACCATGAAATACTTCAGGCTCACATAGTTTTACTAATAAATCATCTATAGCAGGAGCAAGTTCTGTATGTACTGTAGGGCCTTCAAAGGGCAAAGGAGCCTCTGGATTGTTTGTTAATGATTGTCCAGGAATAGGCTTTTCCATGTTTGCAAGATTCTCTAATTCATTATAGCCTTCTTGTGTTTGTAAATTTATCATTATATTTATCCTACTGTAGGTTGAGGAGCGCCAAATAACTGTTGTCCTTGACCATAAGATAAATAAGGAGACTGGATATTAACAGCTAAATCCATTAAAGGAGCATATCCTTGTGAAGAATTATAAGCATCTATTGTTTTTGTAGTAGAAGCTTGTCCTAATAAAGAAAGTTTTCTTTGTTGTTTATTATAACGATCTAACGCATCTTCTTCTGGTTCTCCTGTAATAGCTTGTTTTGCCATTCCAGTAAGAGGATTAATAACTAATTTTTGAACAGGATCTTTACCTATATCTGTAATAGGTTTAGCAAGTTTAGAAACTGTATCTACAGCTGCAGTTCCAAAAGCTTTATAAGCTTGATCTTTTAATGTCATTTTAGCTACATTTTGTGTTCCCGCTTGTATTCCAAAAGCTGCGTTATATTGCGCTTGTGCCGTTTGCGCTTGTGTCAGATACTGCGCTCCTGTTGAACCTGTAGTAGAAGTAGCTGGAAATCCTAATTTAGTTTTCATAAACTCTACGCCTTTAGATATAGTATCTGTAATACTAGAAAATACTTTACTACCAAAAGTTTTTATTCCTGTTCCTACAGCTTTAGCAGCCGACCAAGCCATTTTAGCTCCTGTAGCTATAGTATTAACAACCCAAGAACCTGCCGCAGTTATTCCTTTAGTCACCATAGGTAATAATTGAGGAGCGAATACAGCAGTAGCTACGGCAGCTATAACTTTAAAAGCTTTACTCTTAACTACTTTCTTTATTACCTTGCCAATACCTTTGACAACCTTTTTAATACCTTTAAATATCTTGCTAAAAAATCCCATTATATTTTCCTTTTATGTTTTCCAAATTTCACCTAAGTATTTATCAAAAAAAGTACGTCTATTTGTACTTTGATTATTTGCAGCGTTAGTTGCCGCGTTTGCATCATTCACTAAAACTTGCAACGCTATAGAATTTTTTCGATCCATTCCTCTTTCTTTACTTTGAAAAACATGTGAAGCTGTGTCTCTAGCTTCTTGCCATAAGTAAGATAACTCAGCAGACCCTAATCCAAAAGCGTTCATCGAGTTCTGCATAGCTATAGTATTAGCTGCTGCCGTATTAATAGTATTTGCGTTTCTTCTCCAAGCTACATTAGAGGCTTTAACGGCTGCAGAGTTTGTAGAATTAAAAGCATCTCGTCTATAATCTAATTCTGCATTTACTTTATTTATGTCTGTAACAAGCGCTGCATTTACTTTAGCTAAGTCTGCCTCAATACCCGCTTGTGCTGCTGCTCTAGCGTTAGTAGCTGCGTTATTAGTTATCTCCATTCTATCTGCTCTATCAGCATTGCTTAATTCTATTTGTTGTGCAAGAGAAGCTACAAATTGATTTGTCTGATTCTCACTAGCTGAGTTAAATTGTCTTGCTGCATTAACTGCAGACTGATTGCTTAATAGTCTTTGTTGCTCTTGTTGAGCAGATAGTATAGTAGCTTGCTGATCATTATTAAGATTAGCCATATCCATTTGTAAAAAAGATTGTGCGTTTTGTGCTGCAATTTTAGTACGTTGATCTACTGTTGCTAAATCTAAAGCAGCTAATGCTGTTGCGTTTTGAAGGGCTGCTTGTTGTTCGTTGTTTAAATTAGCAAGTCCTGCAGTTTGCATCCATTTACTGTTAGCTAATTCTACTTGTTGTTCTGTAGTGAACTTAGCCATATCCATGTTAGCAACCATACCTGCATTTTGCATTGCTCTTTGTTGATCTACGTTAAGCTGGGCCAACCCCATTGTATTTGCTAATTCACCATTTCTTATATTAATCTGCATATTTTTATTAAGATTAGCTAATTCTGTTTGTTGTGCTGCATTTAAGTTGTCAGCACTAGCTTGGTTCTGTGCAGATAAATTAGCTAGTCTGGATTGTTGATCTGCGGATAAATTAGCAAGCTCCATTTGTTGTTTAAAGCCAGCGTTTTTAGATAAGAAATCTGCAGCAACCTGAAACTCTGCCATTCTTTCTTGATTAATAGCAGCTTGATTAGCGCCTTCTCTTTCTGATTCAATTTGTAGATTTGCCATTTCCATCTGTTGCTCATTGCCTAGATTTTGCATGGCCATCTGTTGATCATTTTGAGACTGTATTACAGCTGCTTGTTGTCGATTCTGTAAATTTTGTATTCTTGTTTGTTGTTGTTGCTGTGCAGTTGTTAAAACAGCTTCTTGCTTAAACTGACTTTGCATTGTTGCCATTTGTTGAGCATTAGCAGCAGTTTGACTAGAGGCTGTTTGTTGATTAGAAAGGTTAGCCATGCGTCTTTGCATATCTTGAGTTGATTGAGCAAGATTAGCTTGTTGTTCGTTAGATAAGTTCTGAGCTGCTCTAGCTTGTAAAGCTTGAGAATTACTTTGTGCTATAGGTAAAGCATTTTGAATAATAGCATTAAACATAGCATCCCTACCTACTGTAGAAACTTCCATTCCTCTTTCTGCCATCCTTTGATTCATAGCATCTACAGCAGGTTTAGCCCATGCAGGAATATTACCGCTTTCTAAACCGCCTACAAGCGTTTCCATTTGAGAGCTAACTAAAGCTTCTGTTGGTAAAGCTGCAACAGCGGCTTGTACTTCTACTGGCTCTGAATCTATTTTAGCCTCTACAGCTATAGGATCTTCTACAATAGCTGCAGCAATCTCTTGAGGGATAGTTGCTGTTTGAGCTATCATAGTAGCTGCAGCCCCTGTTCTAGCCTCGCCTTTTACTTCGTTTCTTTGATGGGCTTCATAGCCTACCACATCAGTAATTTTAGCTGCAGTACCTGTAGCTGGGCCACCTGTAAGAGCATCTCTAGTGTTCTTTTCAGCATCGGGAGTTGGCGATACTTGTGTTCCTACTCCTGTTACACCAGGAACAAACGCTCCTGCACTAATAACCGCATCAATATTATCTGCTTTAGCTGCATCAACAATAGCATCTGTTATCTTTTGAGCTTCTGCAGGGCCTGATAATTCTCGTATCTCATCTACTTTAGCTTGAGCATCATCAGATAACGTGCCTTCAGCGCCTTCTATAGTAACAGGTGTGCTTACCTCTTTAGCTTGATAAGTCTCTGCAGATAGAGGATCTTGTGTTCCTGCTGTTGCAGACGTACCTGTAGCTGTAGGATCTATTGTTACTGGGCCTGCTACTCCTGCTTCAGCGGCTGTTCCTGTAGCAATAGTTGTATCTGTACCTGTAATATTTTCATCTGCTTTAATAGCATCAGGAATCTTACTAGCTGTAAGAACATCTTCAGTAACTGCTCTAGTCTTATCTCTATTAAAAGGATCAGAAGGATCAACAGGGGTTTCTACTGGAGGTTCTGGAGTAGTTACTGGAGGTTCTGTTCCGCCTCCACCGCCTCCACCGCCTTTACCGCCTCCACCGCCTTTACCGCCTCCCCCACCTTTACCACCGGTAGGAAGAGTACCTAGTTTTTCATTATAATCATCTATAACTTTAACACCAGTAGGAGAAGGTAAACCCTCTCTGTCTGCCCAATATTCTTCATTAAGATTTGTCATAGGTTGTGCAGGATTTGACGGGAGATCAGGAACTCCTGTATCCGCTTCTTCACTTCCATATCTAGTGTTTGTTGGTTTAGGCGCTGTCATTGGTGGTGCTATGTATGGCTGTAGTGCTGGTGGCTGTGGTTTAGTATCTGGTATATACGCTGGTGGTTCCCTATCGTATGGTTTAAGAACAGGATCAGTATCTGGTATATACGCTGGTGGTTCCCTATCGTATGGTTTAAGAACAGGTTTAGGTTGTGATTTAGAAACAGGCTTAGTAGCCTTAACTATAGGAGGAGGTGCTTTTTTTACAACTGTTTTCTTCTTCTTTCCTTTAGTAGGGCTTTTTCCACCTTTAGCTAAAGTCACACGACCACCTTTACGATAATCTTCTCGTTTAGTTTTATATCTTTTACGCGCCATATTAGTTCCTAATTAGTTTTAACTTCAAAAAGTTTATCAAGTTTTGTTTCTAGTTTATTAAGCATACGGATAAGACGATCCATATTGTTTTCTAGTTCTTCTTTAGTGACATAACTCTTAGCTACTTCTTCTCTGGTCTTATTTAAAAGAACATCCATTCTCTTAAGCTCTACAAAGTTCTGTCGGATACTGTAGACTACAGGAGCCAGTATAAAAGTAACAATTATGTTCCACATTTCCATATCCATGTTATGCTGCCTCTTGTACATCCCAACAGTTGAGATTAGTAGTTACTACCCTACGTTATCTATCACCTTTTAAATAATAGATCGTATACCCTTTCTTATATATGCCTAGTTAGCGGCTATGTAAGCGTTACCAGTGGTTACAGCGGCAACATGAGTAGTTTTTTTACTACCTGCTGCTCCTGCTATATCTGGTGTGTCATCATCACCATCTACAGGTGCGTAAAGCAAGATAGTTGATAGATGATCAACATTACGTTGAACCATTTCATTTATCTCAGCTTGTGTCATACCTGTTACATCGTGTGTTCCAGCTTTTACTTGGTCTATTAGCGTTACCGAATCGGTTCCTGCTGCTAGACATTCTGTTACTGTTTGTGCCATGTTACTGCTCCTAACCTTCTAAGGTCGTTATTCGTGCGGTTAATGCTTCTATTGTGGTTTGTTGTTCTTGGATTGCTTTTACTAAAATCGGTACAAACTTGCTGTACTGAAGTCCCATCTGCTTGCCATCATCTGACGTAGATACAGTAAGGTTTTTCTTAGCAGCAGTTGTATATCCAGCAGCTTTCTCAAGAGTTTCAACATCCTGTGCCTTAAAACCAATATCTAACCAATCTTCTTTGTGAGTTCCGTCAGGAGTAATTCCATTTAAATCAGTGTCTGTCCAATCATCTTTTGTTTTATCAATGTACTTAGAACGCTTATCCCACTTATAGGTTACGGGAGCTAGAGCTTTAACAAAATCTAAGCCAAGATCAAGGGCTGTAAAGTCTGTCTTGTCTCTTGCATCAGAGGCTACTGTCCAATCTACTTGGATGTTAGCAGAGGAAATGTTTTCATCACCCAATCCAATTTTATTAGAAGCTGAAGTTTGCGCTCCTCCCGGACTCCCTGTTCTTAAAGCGTCTAATCCTATTGCTATATTGTTAGACCCTGAAGTAATTTGAAGCCCTGCTGCTCTACCGATAGCAGTATTATTATCTCCTGTAACTACACCTAAAGAGCTATCTCCTACTGCGGTATTTTGATCTCCTGCGTTTGCTGATAGTGATAAATAACCAACGGCAGTATTACTTGCACCATCATCAGTAGCATCACCAGCTAATGCTCCAACAAAGGTGTTAAGTGTGCCTGTGGTTACTGCGGCTCCTGCACTATTACCAATAGCAACATTATTATCTGAGTCTGTTAAAGAACCAAGTGCTGCATTACCTATACCAACATTGTATTGTCCAGTAGTACACGCATCTAAAGCATAAGGGCCAATAGCTACACTTCTATCGCCTGTTGTCATTGCTATACCTGCGTTAAAACCTATCCCAACATTATAATCGCCTGTAGTGACAGCATTTAAAGCAGAAGAACCAACGGCTGTGTTTGAATGTCCTTCAGTGGTAGTTTGCAGAGCAGCATTGCCAATTCCAGTATTAAAACCTGCCGTTGTGTTAGATGATAAAGCATAATGCCCTACACCTGTGTTAGTACCGCCAGTTGTGTTTGCGTCTAAACAGTTCATACCGACTGCAATATTTCCTGCGCCTGTTGTGTTTGCTGCTAAAGCACTTTTACCAACAGCGACATTGTTTGCTGCCGTTGTGTTTGCGAGTAAAGCATTTTGACCTACTGCAACATTTGAAGCACCTGAAGTATTGTTATATAAAGCAGCATAACCCACACCCGTATTACTATCACCCGTTATAGCGGCATTTCCACCAGCGAATCCACCAAGAAGAGTATTTTTAATGCCTGTTGTAAGACCATTTCCTGCATAAGCTCCCAAAGCTGTGTTATAAACAGCTTGATTTGCTCCATCAGATTCTTGAGTTGCTAGAGTCTGATAACCTACTGCTGTTGAAAAGTCTCCATCTACATCAACGGTAAGCGCTCCATATCCAAGAGCTGTATTATACCGACCAATCGTACTGGCATCTAAAGCTAATGCACCCACTGCTGTGTTTAATATACCTGTGGTTATTGCGGTTCCTGCGTTATATCCAACAGCTACGTTGTAGGGTGAGCTATTTCCAGTATTCATAGTAGAAAGAGCGTTAAATCCTACAGCTACACTTCTTCCATCAGCATCAGCCGCTCCTAAACTACCAGAACCCAAAGCAACATTCCGCGTTCCAGTAGTAATACTAGCCATTGAGCCATATCCAACAGCGGTATTATTTGCATCGTAAGTGCTAGTTCCGTTATTTTGTGCGCTTAGCGCGTTGTAACCAATAGCAGTTGAGCGATCTCCTGATACATTTGCGACTAGAGCTTGATAACCCACCGCAACATTTTCTGAGCCTATGGTGTTTGCGACTAACGCACTAGCACCTATTGCAACATTTGGCGTTCCTGTCGTATTAGCCGCTAAAGCACTATAGCCAAGACCTGTGTTGTTAGATGCTGTAGTGTTTGCGCCTAAAGAAGCATAACCCACTGCTGTATTTGTAGTACCAGTAGTTGTGGCATCGCCTGAAAGACCGCCAATAAAGGTATTTTGAGTACCTGTGGTTACTGCGGCTCCTGCCTGACTACCAACAGCCGTATTATAAGTATTGGCAGCACTAGCAATATTTTGGGCTGACAAAGCATCCCTACCGATAGCTACGTTATGTTGACCAACATCATCGGTTGTTAATGCTCCATAACCCACTGCCACGTTAGATGCACCTGTTGTAAGTGCGTCACCTGCTAAACCGCCAATAAGGGTGTTGTGTGTGGCTGTGGTTACATCATTACCAGCGCCATAGCCAACAGCGACATTATAAGTATCTGCGTTGCTTGATGGCGCTTGGTTTGTAAGTGTGTAGCTACCTATTGCGACAGCTCTATCACCAACTATATTTCCGTCTAAAGAATTAAAACCAATAGCAACATTTTGATTTCCAGTTGTATTAGCTGCTAAAGCGCTTGAACCAATGGCTACGCTGTTATTTCCTGTGGTGTTTGCGCCTAAAGAATCGTATCCCACAGCTACGTTGTAAGAGGCTGTTGTATTAGCGTCTAGTGCCAATCTACCTATGGCAACATTATCTGCTCCTGTCGTATTGGCTGTTAAAGCAGTTCTTCCAACCGCAGTATTTCCTGCTCCCGTTGTGGTGACTCTTAAAGCACTTACCCCAATAGCGACGTTGTTTGCTGCGGTTGTTGATGTGAGTAAAGCACTTTTACCAATGGCTACGTTATCTGCGGCTGTGGTATTGGCTCCTAAAGCATCAACACCAATAGCTGTATTAGAAGCACCTGTCGTATTAGCATCTAAAGCACCATAGCCAACAGCGACATTGTTGTCGGCTGTCGTATTGGCTGCTAAAGCATTTGTTCCGACAGCAACATTTACATCACCTGTGGTGTTGTCTGCTAAAGCACTCTTACCCACTGCGGTATTATTAGCGCCTGTGGTATTATCTGATAAAGAACTTTGACCTACTGATGTGTTGGAATCTGCGGTAGTGTTAGAATTTAAAGCATTTCTTCCAATAGCAGTATTATAATTACCTGTGGTATTATCTTCTAAAGATTCTTCACCCACGGCTGTGTTTTGAGCTCCTGTGGTATTTGTTAACATAGCATCTTTACCAATGGCTGTGTTACGAGCGCCTGAAGTATTTGCTGCTAAAGCATTAGTTCCTACCGCTGTGTTAAAATCTGCGGTGGTAGCTACTAATAAAGCACCATAACCAACAGCAACATTGTCATCACCCGTAGTCAAAGCCGTACCTGCTTCATCACCGACAACTACGTTATAATTACCACCACTTACGATGCTGTTACCTGCGTTGACACCTGCGCGAAAGTTACTTGTTCCTGCTGAAGCTGTGATGATGTCTGCACCATCTGCAAAGGTGACATCTGCTGCAAAGTTGACAGCACCGTCTACGTCTACAATGTCTAGATTAGCTGTACCGTCTACGTCTATGTCACCTGATATATCCAATGTGGCTGCATCAAGTTCTCCAGTTAAAGTAATATTTCTAAACGAACCTATGTCTTTATTACTATCTACAACAACTCCAAGACTAGCGGCTACTGTACCTGCTGTTACACCATCAAGAACATTAAGCTCTGCAGGCGTTGAAGTAATTGCAGTTGTTGTAACTGCTGCCAAGACTGGAATATATCCACCTTGATTTATTAAATACTGTGTGTGATCTCCTGTTGGGTCTACAATACTAAGAGTTGTTTCGTGTGCATCGGCTGTAGCGCCTTCAAAGATAATAGCATTTGAAGCCTCCATCGTAACTGTGTCTACAGTAGTAGTTGTACCCGCAACTGTAAGATTAGGAACTAATAGCTGACCTGTACTTGGATTGTATCGTAATGCGCCTGTATCGTCTAAGAGTCCATCAGACTCGTTATGGAAGACTACAGGGAAATTTGTGTTTGCTGTGCTATCTGTAACGGTAGCTTTGGATGACGTACCTGTTACATCTCCTGTAATATCTCCTACAAAAGCAGTCGATGTAACGCTTGTAGCGCCTGTGACTACACCTGCGTCTACGCTGATCGTACCATCTAATAGAATGGCTGATCCTGCTGCTGGTTCTATATTAATAGCTGCTCCAGAGTCTAGAGTTAATACTCCTGCTGAATCAATATCTACGGTACCATCGGCTGTTATTTGAATATTAGCGGCTGCGGCTGCTGCGTCAGTTGTAACGATACTTAGTGTACCGTTTGTACCTGCTGTAATTACTGTAGTATCACTAGTATCACCAGTCATCGTAATGACTTTACCGTTTATAGCAACGTCATCAACTGTTAAAGCTGTTAGTGTACCTACACTTGTAATAGCTGTTTGTGCTGCTTGTGTTACAGTTAGTGCAGTTCCTGAAGTATTTCCTGTTACATTACCTGTTAATCCACCAACAAAAGCTGTTGATGTAACACTAGTTGCACCAGTTACTACTCCCGCATCTACATTGATTGTTCCATCTAAAACGATAGCAGAACCACTTGCAGGTTCAAGATTTATTGCTCCGCCTGAATCTAATGTTATTGTAGTACCAACTGCTTCAAAAGTTCCGTCAGCAGTAAGTGTCATATTTGCTGCTGCTGCAGCTGTATCAACCGTTGTTATAGCTAATGTACCATTTGTACCTGCTGTTAATGTAGCAGTATCACCACTAGAACCTGTCATTGTAATGACTTTACCATTTAGGTCAATATCATCAATGACAGCTTGCGTTATTGCACTGTTTGTTCCTAACGTTACTCCGTCAATAGTACCACCATTTATATCGGCAGTATCTGCTACAAGGCTATCTATGTTGGCTGTTCCATCTATGTATAAATCTTTCCACTCAGAACCTGAAGCACCTATGTCGTATGTATTATCAGCACTTGGTAAAAGATTAGAAGCAACATCAGCACTAAAAGCTACAGTATCAGAAGCAGCGTCACCGAAAGTAAGATTACCTGAGATTGTAGCATTACCAGTAACTGTTAAGTTTCCGCCAACTGCTAAGTTACCTGAAATATCTGCAGCACCGTTCATGTCTATAGTAGTTGCCGTTAGTTCAATCTCTGTGTCTGATACTAAGTCTAGTACACCATCGGCTGATTGATAAATATAAGTACCTGAATCACCAAACTGAAGTTGGTCAGTACTTGAAAGAAGTAATCCTGTGTCAGCTACGTGTGTAAGAGAAACATCTTGGTCATCACCAAAGTTTATTACTGCACCATCTGCAAGGAATAAATCTGAAAATTCTAATGAGCTTGTACCTAGTGCTGCTCCATCAGAAGCATCTGGAACAAAGGCTGTGGTTGCTGTTATTGTTGTACCTTGAACTGTACTTGAGCCTGTAACAGCTCCTGTGACTGCTAGAGTACTGGATAGTGTAGTAGCTCCAGTAACTCCAAAGGTTCCTGCTACTGTACCGTTTACATCTACATCAAGTGTATCAATATGTGCAGTACCATCTATAAATAGGTCTTTAAATTCTAGAGAGCTTGTGCCTAAATCAATATCGTTATCTGTTACAGGTGATATAACACCATCAGAAATTCTAATTTGTTCTACGGCTGCACTAGATACTTCTACAAAAACTCCCCAACGGTTATTAGTACTATCTGCAACTATTTTATTTAAAAAGTCTAGATCGCCTATTGTATGTATATTACCACCTTGAGCAGCAGTACCATCATGTCTATGACCTGTAGACGAGGCACTACTTGAGCTATAAGCAAAGGCATTTAAAAGTTGATTATATTCGTTATTAAAAAGCGCAGCGGTGATGGTATCGCCATCAGCTATCGAACTTTGTCTAGTATATGTTTGAGCCATAGTTTAGTTCTCTCTTATTTATTATTGTCTTCCCGATGGTCTATAGTTTATATATAATCCGTTTATTGTGTATGGAGCATTTGTATCACTACTAAAAACTTTAAAAAAGTTACTGTGTCCACTTCCTGTTAACGCAGCTCTAACTAAAGGTTGTTCAGGCGCACCAAAGGTACTTGTTCCAAAAACCGTAGCAGTATCTCCAAAAATAGAAGGTGTTGCTGAGATAATACCAACGTCTGTTGGCTGTAGTCTATCTGTACTGTCGTAATCAAAACGTACTCTAAGTGTAGGTTCTACCGAACCTTCTGGAAACAAAGATACTTTAATATGATCTAAAGTTTTTAAAGTTCCAAAATCCCCATAATCAAAATCTGGAGATTGGTATTCTGCGGCTACGCTTGTTTCTGTTCCAGCAGGATTAAAACTATTTCCTGTATCGTGATTATAAACGTAGCCTTCTCTATCTCCGTGATATGTCTTTTCTTTACCTGCGTAGTTAAAACCTGAAGTAACAGCAGGAGCTTGTATTCCTTGTAGTTCAGACCACTCAAAACCTCTAGTTGTTAGTGTACCTATAATACCTTTAGAGTTAGCTGTTGATTGTGCAGAACCACTATAATACATTCTATACTGAGATTTATCTCTAAGTACTACACTGTTATATTCAAAAGTAATAGTACTATCAAATATGGAGTTTATAACAGGCTGTATTGTTTTACTAATAGTTCCTAATTCTACGTCACCAATTCTTGCTGTACCCGCAATAGTTCTGAAACCGTCAGGAGCTAAGAATATCAAATCTCCTGCAAACTCTTGTATTGTTTTGCCGTCTACACAACCTACGTTTTTAGTAACAGGAACTATTGCTATCGTACTTGCGTTATTTATATTTTGTAATTTATAGATTGAGTTTTTACAAAATACAAAGAGTTCATTACGAAAAGATTTTAGTCCTACTACTTGATCGTCTAGTACAATACTACCTGAACCGCTGCTTGTAAAATCATCTATGTCACTTGTACCACTATAAAAAATAGTGTTCAATGCTGTAGCTGCACCCGCAACGACTAAATGTTTATCGTGTATTACACAGTATTTAGGATAATGTGTACCACTGACTGTAATTTCTTTTGCAAAATAAGTTCGACTACTTAGTGCAGAACCTGTACCTGTCATCTTAAAATAGAAAGGTTTTACTCCAGAACCTTCATCAGTAATAATAACTTCACCATAAACTGTATTGCCTTCAAAGGTTGCAAAATGCGCTTTACTTTGCGAAGTTCTGGCTGAAGCACTACGCCCTGTAAAGGCTGTATAGTCATCACCACCAGCATCAACACTGGCTTTGTTGATCTGTAACCAACTATCACCGTCTTGACTAAAATATATATTTGTTCCTGACGCAGCTATAACACCATCTGCGTATACGTGCATCCCTAATATTTCATTAGAGCTATTAGGTCTTGTACCATCACCTAGTTGCGAATAACCGTTAATACGCCTATATCCACCTCTTGTAGAAACTTCAAAGTTTTTTAATTTTGTAGCTTTTCCAGGAGCTTTTAAAAGTTCTAACGAGTTACTTGATTTATCTAATCCGCCCTGTAACGCTACTGAAAAAGGCTGTGAAGCCGCCATTAGAAATAAATCCTATCATCTGTCATACTTTTAGGTTGAGGATTAATAAGATTAGATTTCATTCTTTTCATCCCTTTCTTATAATCATCTAATGCAAAAGCTGCTTGTTGTAAGCTTTCTTTAAACTGATGTACATAATAACGAGTCTTAGCTAAAATTACCGAAGCATATTGATCTGGTATTGTTATAGCATCTCCGTGTGCAGAAAGTGCAGTAGGTGCGCTATACGCATAGAAATGTACGTTATATACTTTATCAGGTATAGGACTTAACCCAAACTTACGATTATCAGGACTACGAATAACATACTTAGGTTCTCCATAATTCTGTGTATCAGCATCATCTGCGTTTTCTTGATCTCTTAAGTACCTTGTCCAGTCTGTAAGTGTTATAAACTTCAAACCTCTAGATACATAAGGTGCAGATTCTCCACTAACGCTAATAGTTGTAAGATAAAAATCATCCCAATCTATAGAGGAATAGTCTGTGGTTATGCTAGAGCTTCCAGATTTAAGCGTATACCATCTTGTTCCCGCAACCGAAGCAACAGTAACATTTCCATAAAAAGGATCAGTACCACCACTGGCTGCTGCAGCAAAAAAAGGTAACTGAGGCTCATCATTAGCTATATCATCTAACGACCTGTTAATCGCTTCTTGTACAAACGCTTGTATTCCTACAGCACTTGAAAAATTAGCTGACGTTAATTGGACTTCGTTAAGCTCTCGTAAAACTTCGTTAGTTAATGTTAAGTATGTTGTAGCCATTAAATGCCCTTCTTACTGAATATACGATCATAGTTATCATTGTATTTCTGTTTTGCTTCTCCAGAATACGCATGACCTAACAATCCTAAGACTCTAGTACTTTTCTTTTTCTTAGAGCCATTTAGGATTATAGGATTTTTATTACTTCCTAACTGTGGCATTTTTAATCAGGTGTTGAGCCAAGATGTAAAAATTCTACTAAGTAAGTAACTGTTGTAGCTGCCGTAGCAAGGTTATTTGCTAATGGCTTTAAACGAGCGTAAAGTGTACGAGCAGAAGCACTATACAACGTAGAGGCTATAACAATAGCTTCTGAAGTTGCTGGCCCACCAACTACACCTGCTGTTACTCCTGTACCTACAAAAGCGTTAGCTGCGTGTCCGTGTGAGTTTTGAATAATATACAAAGGCGCGTTTGCTGTCCAAGTTACTGCTGATCCACCATCGTCTAAGATAGCTTTTTCATCAATAACTTGACCACCACCAGCAGCAGTACCTAAATCAAAATCAACATCATCGCCTGAAGCTCCTGCTGTAACAATGTTACCTGCTGGAATGGCAATAAGACTGCGAATGATAGTATCGGCTGGTTGTGTAAATGAAACATCGTAAGTAGCGTCAGCAGTAACTGCAATAGTTCCTGTTGTAGCTGAAGTCCATGAAGTACATATGTTGTCAGCAATGTCCTGAACATCTCTTGTTCTGGCTGAGTTACGCCCTGTATCTCTAACATTAAATACTGGGTTTGACATGTTGTTTCTCCTTTATCTGAAATAGATAAGTTTGTTGTTTAAATAAAATTTGTACTCTAAAAAAAGAAAAGGGAGGCTTTTACACCTCCCAAATCAGTTTAGTCAATACCATAGAAAGCAGAAACTAACGCACTGTCACGTAGTACTTTGGCTCCATAAACATGAAGACCTCGTACAATGTCACCGAATGAGTCAGGATCACGCAATACTTCAGTACTTGTAATCGTCTGTGCAGTTGCAGTAGAAGACATGTGACCAGCCAGACATTTACCAGCAGCATTAGATGTGCTTGCAATGTTGTTTGATTTGTACAT